CCCCAACGAAATCGTGGTGGGCGGATCGGTGACAGTGGCCGGTGTGGGAGCGGCATACAACGGAACGAAAACCGTGTATGCCCTCCCGCAATACCTGCCGATCAACACCAACACAGACGGCATTATCGAATACGACACGTCGTACCCGTTGGCCAACGCTGTCATGTGGGCCGACACGCAGACGCCCGAGACGATCAACGCCATCGGCGGCACGATGGCCTACAACCCGACGTGCACTTGGATTACCGGCACCAACATCCAAGACTGGCTGGGCATCACGCTGGCCGGAGGCGCAGAAACCACGTTCCTGAACCAGTGTGCGGCCGCCGCCAACGCCTTCTGTTTCCGACGCCGCCAAGAGTCCGGCTACATCGACGCGCTGGCCACCAGCCCGTCAGGTGACGTCACCCTGGGCACGATCATGTATGGCGGCGCCCTGTACCGTCAGCGCGGCGCAATTGACCAGTTTGCGTCGTTCACCGAAATGGGCACTGCACCCACTGTCGGCCTGTCCCCGCTGATCAAACAGTTGTTGGGTATCTCGAGGCCGCAGGTCGCATGACATGGCCTACACGGATCTATTCAACGAAGCGATTGACGACCTGTCCGCCACCCTGGCAACGATCTCCGGTCTGCGCGTCGTCACAGATCCGGGCAAGATCAACCCACCCTGCGTCTTTCTGGACGCCCCCTCGTGGACATCCTTCAACGGTGGCAACATCGTAAAAATGGATTTCTCCGTGCGCGTCTTCTCGTTAGGCCCGTCCAACCTGGACGCCCTCCGCAACATCCTGGCGATCTGCGCCCAACTGTTTGAGAAGAACATCGCAGTGACGGACGGACGGCCGGTATCGGTCGTCATCGGCGGCCAAGAATTCCCCGCCTACGACCTCACAATTCCCCTACAAGCACAGGTGGCATGACTATGGCACTCCGTATCATTTCCGCGCGTCTGGGCGAACCTGGTGCATTCTGGACACCTGTGGAAGGCGTCAACGTGGAAGCGTTGATTGCTGGAGGATTCCTCGAGGACACCCACACTGCCCCCGGCAAATCTGCTAAAAATAAGACCAAGGCTCCCGACGCCGCCAACACCACCCAGGAGTAACCATGGCCACGTCGACCTACCTCAGCAACCCAGTCGTCACCGTCAACGCTGTCGACTTGTCCGACCAGTGCAGCGGCGCCACCGTCAACCAGACGTTCGCCCAGTTGTCCAACACCGCTTTTGGTGACACCGCCATGAAGTACACGGCCGGTCTGCAGGAGAACAGCATCACCCTGGATCTGTACTGGTCGACGGCCAGCACCGAAACCTACGCCACCCTCAAGTCGCTGGTCGGCACGTCAACCAACGTGACGATCAAGCAGACCAGCGCAGCCGTGTCGGCCACCAACCCGTTGGGCACCCTCACCGGCGGCTTCCTGGCCGAACTGCCTGTGGTGTACACGGTTGGCGAACTGGCCACCTGCTCCGTCACCTTCAACGGTGGCACCTTCGCCTACACCGAGGCGTGATTCATCCCTAACCCGAAAGGCCCGACATGAAACTGCACCTCAAGGTCGACATTGGTGATGGCCCGTTTGTGGTCACCACCAACCTGCAAACCATCATCGCATGGGAACGAAAGTACCGGCGCAAAGCCGGTGACCTCGCCAACGGCATCGGCATGGAAGACCTCGCCTTCATGGCATGGGACTGCTGTAAGCAAGCCAAGATCGTGGTGCCCGTCGAATTTGACTCGTTCATCCCGAAGATCGTGGAGTTGGAGGTGGTGTCGGAGGAGGCGTCCGGCCCTTTCCAGCAGGCACCTACCGACGCTCACTAGCAGAACTGCTAATCAGCACCGGCTGGTGGCCGCCTGATGTACCCTTTGATACGGACGACCTGGCGACGGTCGCCGCGATCATCAAGGAGAAAAAACGGTGACAGTCGGGGCCACGCTCGAGGTGAAAGGCGTCAAGGAAGCCTTGGCGATCCTTAACGCCTTGGACAAGTCCACCCGACGTCAGATCACCCGCGACTTCGCCACGATTGCCGCCCCGATGGTGCAGGAAGCCAAACGCCTGTTGCCGGGCGACGCACCCATGTCCGGCTGGAGCCGGTCGTACAACGTGGGTGGCGCGGAACGTGCCGCCAGTCGGGCCGGTGCCCGGTACGCCAACCCGAACCGAGGACGTGTCCGAGACTTCGCTTATCGCGGCAACGAGGAAGCCACCGGTCTGCTTCCGTGGAATGCCAACGCCGAACGACGATCGATCAAAGCATTCACGTCCGGTTCCAAGAAGAAGGCAGCCGTCTTTGGCATGAAATGGAACGACCGCACCGCCACCCTGTTTGACATGTCCGGCAGGTCGATGACACCGCAGGGCGCCCAGATGATCAATGTGCTGTCATCCCGTTTCGGTAGCCCGTCGCGCATCATGTGGAAGGCCTACCAAATGTCGGCCGACGACATCCAACGGCAGTTGCGTAGCCTGGTGGAAAAGATCATGAACGAGTCGTCCTACGCTTTGCAATACAAGCACGGCAAGACGGTCATAGCGAAGGTAGTGAAGGTGATCTGATGGCCGTAACAATCCCGCTCGTAACCGAATTCCAGAACCGTGGAATCAAGGCCGCCGAAGCCGCCTTCGTCAATTTCCGTAAGGAGGTCGGCCAGGCCGAAGGAACCATGGGCAAATTTAAGGCCGGTTCCAAAGCCATCTTTGACGGCATCCAAGCCAACGCCGCCACCTTCGCTACCGCCGCAGCCGGAGCCATAGCCACATTCGCCGCCCAAGGTGTCACGGCATTCCAAGACCTAGCGTTGTCCGCCGACAAATTTGCTGGCGCCACCGGCCTAGCCGTCGAAGAAGCATCCCGCCTCCTTGAGGTGACCGGCGACCTAGGAATAGACGCAGGCACTGTTGAAACCGGCATCGGAAAAATGAATACGGCGCTGGGAAAATCCCCAGACCTATTTGAGGAACTAGGCATACAGGTCGAATACGCCAACGATGGCACCGTCAATGCCAACGAAACCTTTTTAAATGTCATCGACCGGCTTAATAAGATTAAAGACCCGGCAACCAAAGCCAAGATCGCCACCCAAATCCTTGGCAAGGGCTGGCGCGACATGTCCCAGTTGATCAACATGGGCGCCGACGACCTACGGGCCTCACTAGCCACCGTGTCCGACGCCAAAGTCATCAGCCCGGAAGAAGCGGCCAAAGCCAAAAAGTTCCGCGACAACATGAACGACCTTAAAGACACGGTAGAAGACCTGTCTTTGCAAATTGGCGAGGTGCTGGTGCCCGCCATCTCAACAGCCGTTGAACAGTTGAACAAAATGCAGGTTGGCCAGATTGGCGGCGGTTTCCTGCAATCCTTCTTTGGAAGCCCAATTGACAAATTTAAGGGCACCATGAAAATGGCTAAAGGCGTGTTGCAGGCATTCGGCTTTGCCAAAGACGACGCCACAACCGACGAACCGCTGATTAGCGAAGAAGAAATCAACAATCTGCAGATGGCGGCCAGCGACCTCGAGGACGCCAACCAGCAGACCCTCAATCAGATCAAGTACGGCAAACTAAGGCCGTTCAAGGGCACCGCCGACTCTGCCAACAACCTGGCGACCGAACTGGAAAACGTCAGTAAAAAATGGGATGCACTCGTTGACAGATTCAACCAGACAGTCGCATTTGACGAAGCCGCCAAACAATTGCAAATTGTTGAGTCGGCCGCGATTGAAGCATTTGGCACCGACGACGCAGATTTGCTTTCTACCTATAACGCAACAGCCGCAGACCTTGTAAAAATGTTGCAAGGAATCGCTAGCGAAATGGGCAACATCTCGTCTCACGCCATCCTTATGCGATTTGAATTGCAAGGCCCCCGGGCCGCGCTTGACCTTGCTGAATGGTTGGCCGGGGGCGCTGAATACGGCAACTTGTCAATGTCACAACGGTTGGGCGAAGCAGGCCTGTCCATTGGTTCCCCGTTGCCACCTTTGTCCTTTGAGGCACCATCACGCCTTGAACGAGGCGGATTCGCGTCAATCATTCCAACAAACAACATCACAATCAACACGTCCGCCGACCCCAACGCAGTCGTTGACGCCATCCAACGGTGGAACCGCAACAATGGCGCGATTCCGATGACTACCACTAATCAGATCAGGCGCTAACCATGGCGATTAACACCAGTTGGAAGGTCGAGATCGGCACCGTTGCCAGCCCCACCAACTTCACCAGCCGTGTCATGGGCATGTCCATCAACCAGCAGGTCGATGTGAACGTGATCGGACGCGGCACCTGCGTCATCACGCTGCTGAACAAGGACGGAGCGCTGACACCGGGCGGTGGGGGCACCTACTCGAGCACCGACTGGTTCGCCCAAGGCGTCTTCGTGTCAGCGTTGACCAACACTGGCGGAGTTGACACCACTACCAAAGTCTTCGGCGGGGTCGTCGTCGACTTTGATCTGACGGACGACGGCGTGTATTCAACGGTCACGATCACAGCGGTGGACGGGTTGACGGTCGGCGGTAAGTCCACACCCCCGACCCTGCCTGTCGCCAGCGTCAACTATCAGACCGCCATCGCGGCCGCCTTTGACACGTCAAGTTGGGGCGCCCTGTACATGCCCCGTTTGGGCGCTGCATCCGTCAGCATCGACACCACGTTCTTTAACAGCCAAAATCCCACCGCGGTCAACGACGCCGCGCAGACATACAACAGTTACGCAGACGTCTGGCAGACCACCATCATCCCCACCGCCAACGACGTCCTTTGGCCCACCACCGTCACCAACAGCGGTGGCATCTGTAGTTACTCCGTCCGCTCCATCCCGATGACCAACACCCGCGACACCGCCTACCGCACCGACTTCGTATTTGACCCGTCCACAGCCGTCACAGGCACCGACCTCCCGTTCTTGGCTGACAACTTCCAGCAGGCATTCAACAACGACACGCTCATCTCGCAGGCCATCATCCAAGGAAACTACACCGGGGCCACAGCCGTCACCTCGTCCGCGTCAACGGTGAACAGTTACGGCTCGAGGACAGTCGCGTACACAGAGACGGCCGTGGCGAACAGCACTGCCGCGTCGGACATGGCGACCAAACTTACCAACCGGTATTCCGTCAGCCGGTTCACGCCGGTGTCGTTGCTCCTGTCGGCTTCGCTGGTGAAGGCCCGGTGTGCGGACGCCGCTAAAGCCCGTTGGGACAGTCTGCTGAGCATCACGGACGGTCTGTGGCAGAAGGCCACGATCACTTGGACAGGCTCCGGCGCCTCGAGCCAGACGGCTAACTGTGTGGTGAAGGGACGGCGAATTGACGTCACGCCTCAAGACGCAGTTGTTACGCTGACGTTAGGCAACTGGGCTGATAACCACGCTTTTATTCTTGATACGGACAAACTCAACACGGACAGATTGGGCTAACCATGACTTACCCTTCATTCACTAGCGGCGAGGTTTTGACGGCTACAGACATGAATGCTGTCGGCTTGTGGCTGGTCAAGACGCAGACCGTCGGCACAGCCGTCGCCTCAGTTGCGGTCACCGACGCATTCTCAAGCACCTACGACAACTACCGAATCATCTACACAGGTGGTGCCGCATCGACCTCATGTACCCTGTCCCTACAATTTGGAATCGGTGGCACAATGACGACCACCAACTACTATGGAACGGCGGCCTACGCCAATTTGGGCGCGGCGGCTTGGCAATTGGCAATCAACAATCCGGGCTCACAATGCGACAACGTAGGGGGCGGCAACACTACCTCCGCTTACCTAATGACTGACGTTCTCATGCCCAATTTGGCAGAACAAACAAGCATCTCCGGCCCATACGTCCTAAGCGACTTTGGCAGATTCGGTCTACATTCATTCGCGCAATTATCCACAACGCAATTTACGTCGTTCAAGATAACACCATCGTCAGGGACTATCACCGGCGGCACAATTCGCGTCTACGGCTACCGCAACTAGGAGCAACCATGACCCCCGAAGAATACAAGACCCTCTACCCGCAAGACTCGGTGCACATCCAAGTCGACGACACGGAACGACTCATGACCGACGAAGAATACGAGGCATGGGTCGCCGAAGGTGTCTACAACAGCAACCACCCGCTCCCATGAAGGCCGCCGCAATCCTCGTCGCTCTGCTCGGTGCCGTTGCGATCTGGGTCGTCGCCGGATGCTCCGACCGTGTACGCGACAACTGTGAGACCGCCCCCACCGCCCAACGATGCGAGGTCACCCCGTGAGGAAGTACACCAACAGCGAGATCAAAGCCCGGCTAATCTTCGTGATCGGCTGCGCCCTGTCAGTCACCTTCATGCTTGCCGTCTGCTCCCTCCTGTACGGACTGCTATTCGTCGTCCAACCCCTCGAGGTGTCCCCCAACGACGAGTCAGCGTGGGCAACCCTTAACCCGCTGGTGCTGTTCATGACCGGTGCCCTGTCCGGCGTACTTGCCTCCAACGGCCTCAAAGACAAAGACAAGCAGGAAGACCACCAATGATCAGTTCATCCATCACCGTGACCACCACACCCACCCTGCTGGTCACCGCTACCGCCAACGCCACCCGCTACGTCTACCTCGAGCCGAAAGGCAACGACGTCCACGTAGGCGGCTCCAACGTCACCAGCACCACCGGCCTCACCATCACTAACGGCAGCCAGTTCGAATTCGTGCTACCGCCTCAAAACAGCCTGTATGGCGTCACCACGTCTGGCACACACACAATGATCATCCTGCAACCGTCCGGGGACTTCTGATGGCGCAAGCCACCCGCTTCAAGTCGTGGCAAAAGGCTGGTGTGCCCGCCGCCCCGCACAACGTCAAATCACCCAACCTGGTGCAACTCGTCGCCTACGCCCGACGCACCTGGGGACTGGTCAACCTTGGCATCTACACGCACCGTCCGATCCGTGGCGGCACCGCTTGGTCCTCCCACGCTTTCGGCGCGGCCGCCGACCTCGGGTACACCGACCGGCCGCACCTTGAGGCCACCGTCCTGCCGTGGCTGATCGCCAACAGCCAAGAACTGGGCATCCAACGTATTCACGACTACCAGCGCAAACGCTATTGGGAAGCCGGTAAAGGGTGGGTGGCGAAGTCGCCTGGCGAAGGTAACGCCTGGATACATGTGGAAACCCATGTGGACGACTGGGGAAACGACACCCCCATAGAAGCACGGTTGTCCACAGCCCACGTGTCGACGGCCCGTCCGTACCCTGGCAAACCAGTGAAGCGTGGTGCCACCAGCCACCGTGACGACGTGAAAGCGGTACAACAGATCGTTGGGGTGCAGGCAGACGGCAAATTCGGGGTGGTCACCGAAGCGGCCGTGAAGAACTGGCAGACCCTCCACGACCTGACCGCTGACGGTGTGGTCGGCCCTGTGACCTGGGCACGAATGTTTGGTGCGTGACAAGCCGCCTAGCATTTGCTAGACACCTCCCGACCTCGGAAACCCGACTTAGGGGGAACCATGAAACCCAAGCACCTGTTAGTGCTATTAGCCGGACTGTCGATCACCATGACGGTCGGCGGGCAAGTC